TGCTTTACATAGCTCTTATTATCCAACGCACCCAACGCCGCTTCTACTTCAGGTTCTGTAAGAGCGCGATGACCCTGGTTAGGCTTATAAGTACGTGCGGGATCCCGATCAGATGGGGCAGTAAGAGAGTTTTCCACTTTTTGTTCAGGGTGGGTAATAGACGACATTTCTTTCACGTTCGACGCTTTTAAACTACCTTGAGTTCTTGGTCGATTTACCTATAAGCACTCGGGTATACATCCGTTCGGTCAACTTGTACAACCGGTCTGCGTGGACCAGTCGAGATTGGAGCTTGCGTATATACCTTTGGGTCTTTCCGCACTTACTTCTACGTCGTAAAACGCAGGTGGACGCTTGTTCCAGTCGCACAAGGCGGTCAATTAACGCGTCTAGACGCTGGAGTTCCCGCAATAAAAAGTCTAAGCGGTATTCGACGCTGCAACAATCTGACATTTATAATAGAACTCTCTTCTTGTATAACGACGTTATACAAGATTACATAAATATCCTGGTAAACATTAACCCCAGCACCCCACCTGCGATAATGACTGAGTGAGGTAGGGTCGGTACATACTCAAATAGTATAGCGGCCGCTAAAATCACCACCATATCTTTTAGACCCCTACTGCTGAGATTCCAAAGATGCTGCCCTCTCACTTCAGATGCCATGAACGCGAGGGACAATACACTCCACGCTCCCAGGATCGGAGATGCCTTTGATACCAAATCCGATAGCGTCATTTATTATACAATCAAACTTTTCATGTAGCGCTCTGCGAGGTAAATAAAGCTTTCGAACCACTCCCATACAACTTCTCGATCATCGTCGTCAAGCGCATCCGACAGCCAGATGCGCTTGAACTTATTCACTTGGGCCTGGTTGCTGCTACCCTGAAATTCGGGCTGCTCAAACAACCGACAGTGGTTGAGGAAAAAATCGTCGTTGTGGTCTTTTACCATCTGTTTATAGGGCAGAATGTTAGCCGCAAAAAATCTCATAATATGACTAATAGGTACCTTGTCTTTTACAAAAATCCGGTAGATAACCAACTCACCTTCTTGAGGTAGCTGGTGAATAAGTTCGTCCAGAAAAGCAGTGAGACCATCCTTAAACTGTCGTAGAATATCAATCGATGACATTTATTACCTGTAAAACGTCTTTAATACAACAAATTAAATATTATACATGGACATGGACCCGGGTGAATTTAGGGACAAAAAGACAGGTAGTCATGAAGTAAAATGAAATTTTGCTCATGGTCCTTACTAAAAGTAATAACTATGATGAACACTCCGATCCCCAGTACTATGACTTCCGTGACCACTGGTTACGAAAGCGACGCATCTTTCAGCGATGACTTTATGGAGATTGGTGGAAGAGGTACTCGTAAATGGAAACAAAACGAGATTGCACCTTCTTCGTCCCTCAACGATCTCCGGGAGTACCTATCTGAACACAAGTCCATCACGGTGATGGCACTGTTTGGTGAAATATTTGCTGAAGACGAAGAATACGTGTTGGAGTGGGACACTACTTCCAGAGAGGTCGTTCTGACGTGGGACACCAATTGCAACCTAGACGGTGAAACAGGTATCCACTCTAGCGACGGCAGCGGGTGGGCAGGGTGGTGCAGCAAAGAAAAATGCTTCAAGCGGTACAACCGACCGATGCACGAGAACGAGTTCGTCATGCGCATCACCTCCATTGGCGCGGAACCCGTTGAAGACATGAAAGGGCAGGTAGTATACACCGAAGATACTCATGGTGACACACCAAAGGTCGGTGCACAAACGGCGTGTGCGGCCGATGTAAAAGACGACGACGGCATTTATTTTGAAACGGAACCGTCCAGTAGCGAGTCAGAACCTCCTGCGGTCAAGCCTCCTGCGGTCAAGTCTCCTGCGGTCAAGTCTCCTGCGGTCAAGTCTCCTGCGGTCAAGTCTCCTGCGGGCAAACCGAAGCCGGAAGCTCGTCGAATTCCACTGAAAAATTTCCCTAAACCTCTTCGTCTCCTAATCCAGTCCATCGAAGTTGTGTTGCAGGTTGAGTTGAACACAAAGGTGTTCAAGGCGGCATCTAGAGCGCTGCGTTCCAACACGTCCCGTGAAGTCTTAGGGGCGTATGTCACCGAGCATCTCCCTGCTATGAGCGCATCAGAGGCGTCAGATAGCGATCTCCCTCGTTCGATCTCCGTTGAGTCCAACACGTCAACGGAGTCCAACACGGCCAACGGACCTGTTACAGCGTCGGAGAGCGCTTCGACGGCATCATCCAAGAAACCGCGCGCAAAGAAGACCAAGAAACCTAAGAAACCGCGCGCGAAGACGGCCTATCTTTTCTTCTGCTCCGAACGACGCCCCATAGTGAAGCGAGAGAATCCGACTTTTAAGCCCACAGAGGTGACAAAAGAATTGGGTCGTGTCTGGAAAACATTGACAACAGAACAGAAGAAGCCGTATACAAAACTCGCCGCTGACGCCAAGGAGGCTCTGGTGGCTCAAAAAGCGCTGGCTTCTAAAGAAGATTCGCCGCCGACTGAAACAGTCGATCAAAAAGAAGACGCTTCCAAGGAGAAGAAGCCAGTGCAGAAACCAAAGCGTCCGCCATCGCTGTACATTCTGTTTTGCAAAGACAAGCGAAAGGACGTTTCTCAAGCGAACCCTGACCTGTCCCCTAAAGAAATCACGAAAGAATTAGGGAGAATGTGGAGGGAAGAGTACAAACAGGATCTTATTGCGATGGAAAAGTACAAAGCCCAACAAGAAGAGTACATGTGATTCGCGGTCAAATATCTTAAGCTCAATAAATGACTTTATCCGAAGAAAAAAAAGTAAATGTTCGTAAACTTATGGAGGACCACGCGGTAGTCGAGGGATTTTGCGGGGCATGCCTCGCCATTCCACTGGCGTTTGCAGGAGTCGGCGCCAGTGCGTACGGGGCGTCTAGTTCCAGAGGAGCATACAAAAAACGGAAGAAAATTATCCTATGGTCCGGGATTATTACTACTCTGGTAGCGGTGGCAATAGCGATCTATTATATGACAGCATGCACCAAGTGTCGCTGAATGTACAGTTTTAAAGTCTGGTGGCGTTAAAACTTACTATTCCATAAGGTCTATAATGGAGCTCTTATGGTTCTACTCCTGTGCTTGGTTCAGCCTCGGAAGAATGCGGCGGTACAGAGCCTACTATATTACACGGCACATCAGTTGTCTTCATGTCCATCAGAACAGTTGACACACGAGCGTTCGGGAAGTGTAGCAATATTGGTAATTTATCACCGCATCCGTCGTTGGATATGCAATAGATCTTCTTTGAATTCTCGTACATATATAAGCTGTATACAGGTTCTCGTTTGTCTTTGACGTCACGCACAGGTGGATACTCTCCTGGGTTGTACTTATCGAAACACCACGCTTTCATGATTTGCAAACTTCGGTCGTCGTCTAAAGTATTTTGGGCTAACAACACCTCTCCGTCTTCGAGAAAGGGGGAGATGAAAAAGTATGGGGATGAAAGACGTCGAGGGATATCATGATATAGAGTATACAGACCATCATTATAGGCTGGTGTCTGTAACCATGTTTTCAGCATCTGAGCTCCACGTAAGAGAACTTGTCCCGGTCGCACTGTAAATGCTTCTAGATCCGTGTAATAGCCTGGAGCGTGTGTATACCCCTTGTAGTTAACTCCAGTTTCTTCGTCCTTTTGAAGAACGTAAGACAGACGGTTAACTGTTTCGCCGTCGGGTACTATAAGCTTTGCGTCTGCACTTAAGAAAGAACTTTTCCGGTCAAGGCGGTTGGTTATTTTTCCGTAGTTATAATTACGGACCACGATGATCCTATCTTTTAGGAAAGTGTCAACGCTGTCCTTGGTCTCTGCTTTCAGCCATCTAGCATATGCACGAATCATGAACGACACTCGTTTGTTTCGTCTAAATGTTTGCATGCGAGAACTTCCCCTTGGAATGGTGGAAAACCCCTGGACAACAGGGATGTCTGGTAGTAGACTGCTCAATTTAGATGGAATGCGTCCAACTAGGTCACCGATGCGTACGCGAACTTCAGTGATCGTTCCAGACGTATCCAGCTGACTATATACTTGCACACATTGCGGCAGTGCTTCGAGCATCTGCGTCGCTGTGTCATCTGTTAGATAGTGTGTATCACCCGAGCCCTTTTCATCCACCGGAAATTGCGGTAACGGAGGCGTGAGTATGGTCAAGTGGGTACCTCCACCCAGGTTAAGAGTGATTTCACGGGTTTTTCCAAAGGCATCTATCCCCTGATGTAAGACGGGTAACGCATCCAAGCAAGAGGCCGTAGCGGGTGTAACACGCAGGTCAGCATATGAGGACAACGAGCGGTACAAATCCACCACAGGATTGTTCTGCGAAGGGAATGTATACTGTACTTGTTTACTGTCAGGGTCCTTTTTAACAATGAGCTCGCAATGGGTACTTTCTCCTACCCCCCGCTGCTGAGTCTCGCTGCCAGATGGTAGGTAGACATATACACATGGGTATTCGTTTCTTGGGTAGTAGTACCCCTGCATGTTTTTGGGAGGCACCATCCCCTTCTCTTTCGAGAAGAGAATGATATTACACTTGAAATAGTCTCCAACAATTTGTGAAAATAGCGACGGTGCCAGCGCTACTGTTTCATCTGTCAGGAGCTGCTGTATGTCTTCTACCGTTTTATCGAACATGGATTGACGGCCTACGACTGCTGTTTTGGCACCGGACATTTCTTCGCGTACACGAAGCGCGCCTGCGTCGGACAACTTTTTTCCATCTATGGCTTTTGCCGCGCACTGAATGAAAGTGTGCGGAGAGTTGCTGACGCCCACTCGAAGGTAATCCGCGGGCGTTGTCGATTTCAGGTCCGAACTCAGTAACAAACGTTGAATATCCTTAGGTAGTTCACCAAACTTGTTAACGCCTAGATATTTGTCGGTTTTGAGGGTCGTGGACGACCCTTTACCTCGTTTCTTCTTATTATCACTCAGATCAACCAGTTTACCGGCGAAATAGGATTTGTATATGTCTTTTTCTTCTTGTGGCTGTTGGAAACAACACGGAACAACAGGGAAATCGTTCTTATTTGTTAATTTGTTGACTGTCAGCCCCAGGTGGGGGTATTTCGAGCTCTTGCACTCATAGAACTTTCTTAGTCTATCGGGATCATCTGATGGGTAGTGTTCTTTCCCTTCTTCCACCTTGCGAGGAAACAGTGTACCTTTGTTACCTTGCGGTACTACAGTCGGCAATCTGTCTTTCGGGCATTGGCTACGAGAATAGTTAGAAACGAACAGCGACTTATCGGTATCTTCTCCGGTTGATTTAGTCACGTCTTTGTATTGTTTGGCTTTCTTGGGGAGATACGCCTTGTAGTAGCTGTAAATCTGTTCACGAATCTTGTTATACGCGCCTACAAATAGCAATAACCTCTTGTGGAAAGCCTTAGCATTTTCTATCGTGTCAATGCCTAAAACAGTAACTTTAGTGTACGTTTGGCCTTTAGAGATCATGGGAAATTCGCGTGTGATGGGATCGTTTACTTTGGCTTGTCCACTGCGTAGATTGAACGTCACCTTCAGTTTTTCTTCTTTTTTACCGCCTTTGTACTCTCCTCTATCGAGCTCCATCTGCATGCGCATGCTTTGACGTTTTTTACCTTCTAGATTGGCCCTCGTGCTCTCAGAAAGAGACAGGGTTTTTCTAAAGACAGGGTTGACGAGAACCGCATCTTGCCAAATATAGGGGGTAACACCCTGAAACACAACAAATGTCCCTGAAACACCTGTTTGCTTGACCTCTAGTGTTTCGATGTTCTTAAACACTGCACGAAGTTGTGTCTCGATGTACGCAAGTGTTACTCCGGCCCGAATATCTAGTCTCATGCTCACCACGCGCGACGCAGGGTCAAATTGCGCTCGAGTAATCGTCTCTTTGTCCCCTTGCACGTGTAAGGTAATCGTGTGCTCTCCCTGTTCCGCCGATTCTTCTATGATTGTTTCCAGTAGGTCAGGTGGGCGGTGTGTGTCCAATATTTTGTAGTAGGAGCGACACGTTAACACAGGGATGAATGCAGTGGCACTCGCATCGTTGAACACGTCGTATACGTCTGGGCTTTTGACTTTGATTTTTATGTCCAAGCTGTTATGCGTCTCCGAGAATCTAGTTGCAGCTGGAGGTTCTACAGGCGAGAGGTTCTTCAACTCAGCATCAAACTTCTCTGTTTGGCCAACAAACCCCTGAAAAGAGAGTTCGTCGAACGTTGGACGAGTGTCTTTTACCGCAAACTTAATAGGTCGTGACAGGTCAAAGGTACCCATCAAATTGAATGCATCTGGTTTCCACATCAAGCCTTCCGTGTAAGTTGCTAAACGATTCTTTACCGTCTCTAGTGTGTCTAGGGAGTAAATGGGAAGGTTTAACGGATCCTCTTGTCCGTCTGCCACTATAAATACGCTCATGTTTATTTATTAGCAAGTTAATCCATTTAAAGTTGTTATTCACTAGTAGAAATGCCGCCTCTATTCAAAGCTAAGACACAATGTGCGTACACGCTAAAAATCCTCGTGGAGTTGTTGCAAAATAACATTCGTATGGCTTGTTTTGAAGTCGACCAAGAAGGCATCCAACTATGTATGATGGACCACCAACGAACAGTACTGGTAAGTGTAAAGCTGCAAAGCGAAAACTTTATTGTGTATAAGTTTCGATCGCCTAAGAAGCTGTATATAGGCGTGAATCTCGTCCATTTGCACAAGATGTTCAAGTCTATCAAGCGAAAGGATTCTATTCAGCTGTTTATAGAAGACGAACAGTCGACTGAATTGGGGATCAAAGTGATCCCCAAGGAAAATAACCGTGTTACCACGTCCTTCATCAAGATCCAATGCATCCAGACACTTGATATCGACACTCCTACTGGCTATGGGAAGCCCATTATTATTCCCAGCACGGAATACACAAAGATGATCAAAGACGTGTCGTCTATCGGTAGCACCATCCATATCGTCGCCAAGAATTACTGTATCCAATTCAAATGCGAAGGGGACGGTATTATGAAGCGTCACGTTGAGTTCGGAGACGCGGTCGATTCAGACGATGAGAGTGACGATGATGTCCCAGAGTATAAACATAGTTTTTCGACTGAACAGCTGGCTCGAATCGCCAAGATATCTGGGTTGGGGACCAATATGCATATCTACCCACAAGAGGAGCTACCACTCCTAGTCAAGTCGCCCGTCGGAACTCTAGGATCGATTCGCATTTACTTGAAGTCGAAGGAAATGATCGACGCGGAACGGTTGGAGCAGTGAGTAAACCATTTAAACGTTGCCGTTTAGATGGCAAATGCAAGGCGAATCCCCTAGTGAACTCAAAATAAAAGAACTGAATCTCAGCCTGATTCAGCCCAACACGCAGACGTACATGAACCCTACACAAGGTGGGTCCAAAATTGTTGTGATTGGTAAACCCGGTACAGGTAAGTCCACGCTGATTGCTTCCTTACTGTATGCAAAGAAACATATATTCCCATGTGGAGTCGTTTTCTCGGGAACAGAAGACAGTAACGGGTACTACGGAAAGATGATGCCCAGCACCTTTATCTTCAATAAGTATGATGAACCACAACTGGAACAGTTTATCAAGCGGCAAAAGATCGCTCGGCAACATGTTGAAGTCCCGTGGGCGGTATGTTTGCTAGACGACTGCACGGATAACCCATCCATGTTTAGCAAACCTCTCCAGCAAGGTATCTTTAAGAACTCTCGTCATTGGAAGATGTGGTACATCTTGTCTCTACAGTACTGCATGGACGTGAAACCAGTGATTCGCACAAATGTGGATGGGTGTTTCATTCTCCGTGAACCGAACCTGAAGAATCGTCGTTCGCTATGGGAAAACTATGCGGGCGTTGTCCCTGACTTTACGACATTCTGTGAGATCATGGACCAGATCACGGACGACTACACTGCATTGTACGTTCACAACGCAACCATTAGTAACAAACTTGAGGATTGCTTGTTCTGGTACAAGGCCACCCCTGTCCCCCCAGGATTCAAGTTTGGCTGTCGAGAGTATTGGGACTTTCACACCGCCAGATTCGACCCTAACTACACAGAGCCTTTCAACCCATAAATCGGACACGACGACGCCTTGTCATCTTTGACAGTTTTGGGTTGTACGAACCTATCCCGCCGTACGTCGCCTTCAACCAGTCTTTCAGCCCGTCGATAACCCGACCGTGACGCCGCTGAATAGTGCGATTGCGGTTCAGCACCATCAGGCTACCAAGACAGCTGCGGTACCCGTGCTCCTTTACACACTTGGTAAGCAGTCGCTTCTGCGTGGATGAAGCTTTCGTGAGAAATCCCTCTCCGCCCAGCTTACCAGGACGAGTTATCCACGCTTTGTGGTGACACGACACGCAGTTGGAATGTTTTTTAAGCATCATTTATTGTTGGTATAATAAA